ATGAAAACTGTTCCAACCATCCTGACCGGCATCCTTTTGGCAACCGCCCTTCCCGCATCCGCACACGGTATGCATAAGAGCAAACCCCTGGCTATGGACGAGCTGCCGCCGATTTGCCAACAATATTTCAAACGCACCGAAACCTGTTACAACAAAGCCGGAAACAAAGCAGATTTCGCACGCAACAACACCAAATTCCTATTCCAAGCCCTACCTGCCGCCGATTTGGGACAGCGTAAGCAAATGTGCCAAATCGCTATGGATTCGTTTGCAGAAAAAACCCGCAATCTGAATTGCGAATAAAGCCGCATCAGCAATAGCAATGCCGTCTGAAACAAAGGTTCAGACGGCATTCTCACATCAAAACGTACCGGCTGATAAAACCCGCCTTCCCCGCATCCCTGACCCGAACAGGATTAAACGGAGTAACGGTTTCGGCCATTATGGCAAGTCCCCATCCCAAAAATGACCATATAAATTAATACCATAAAACATTGATAAAAAGCGTCTGCCGGTTGCGGTTTGTTGCAGGGCGTTACGGAAAATCATCGTAAACCGATGATTTTTATATAGTAATTGACACAACCTGAACAAAAAAGAACCGCCCTGAATCAGGGCGGTTTTGCTTTGCGGCGGAAACGGCAGGATTCGACTAAATTTTATTTTATTGATTTAAATACATTTATTTCTTATAAAAATTTAATTTACCATAAAAACAGCCATATACAAAAATCTTGGAGTAACTACTGCATTACACTATTAGAAGGATGCAGGGTCATGTAATATTTAATTAAATTAATATATAAATTAAATATTTGAATTATATTTATAAAAAAAGGTGCAAATAAGGTGCAAATAAAATTAGTTTTTCCCAATGGGTTAAAGAACAAATCCGAAAAGAGTTCTTAAAATAGCCCGACCGCCGCCAAGCCGCAAACTTGGCGGCTTCTTTATGCCGTCCGAAAGCCCTTCAGACGGCATTTTTCTTTGATTTTGTTGGGGGAATGGTTGACTTTGAACGTGTCCACGTTTATAATTCAATTCATCGGCGCATCGGGTGCCGATACGGGAAAAGCCCCACCGAAGCGGGGCTTGTACAGGGAGTAGGAAAATGAAGCTCATCCTTCAAATTCTCATCCTGGTTTTAATCTTGATGCTGGCAGGCGATACGCCTATTAGCGGATAAAACCGGCTGGGGCGGTAGCCGCCGCCCCAGTCCCTATCTTACAAAAGGCAGTTCAAAAAATCAAGGAGTTTGCCTATGGTTAATGAAAAACTGGCAGAAAACCGAAAGCGTTACGAGCAAAAACGAGTCATTAAAAAAGTCTCGTTTAATGCGGAAACAGAAAAAGAGCTTTTGGAATATGCCCAAAATCTCGATTTTTCCCAATGGGTTAAATCAATCATAAAAGAAAAAATCAAAAAGTAATTGACTTTGAACGTGTCCACGTTTATTATTCTTACAACGGCACAGCCGTTAATGGAAAACCGAACCAAGCGGGAACTTGGTTCGGTTAAGTGAAAAGCAGTTCTAGGAAAACTCTTTTCGCGTCTTTTAAATAACCTCTAAAAGAAAGACTATTCTATCATGAATGCTGTCCAAGTTTTAAACTTTCAACAAAACTCCGTCCGTACTGTTGCCGATAACAAAGGCGAGTTGTGGTTTTTGGCAAACGATGTTTGCGAGATTTTAGGCTACACCAACCCTCGCCGAACGGTTGACCTGCACTGCAAAAGCAGGGGCGTAACAAAACGGTACACCCCCACCGCCAGCGGCGAACAGGAGATGACCTATATTAACGAGCCGAATCTCTACCGCTTGATTATCAAATCCCGCAAGCCTGCCGCAGAAGCGTTTGAAGAATGGGTAATGGAAACCGTCCTGCCCGCCATCCGCAAAACAGGCGGCTACCAAATTACTCCCAAAACCACCGCCGACGACCGTACCGGATTGCGCCAAGCTGTTGCCGCGCTTGTCGGACGCAAAGGTATAGACTACTCCTCCGCGTACAGTATGATACACCAACGCTTCAACGTCGAATCCGTCGAAGACCTCCCTGCCGGGAAGCTGCCCGAAGCCGTCGCCTACGTCCACGCATTGACACTGCACACGGGCTTGACAGGCGAAGTGTTGGACGCACCGCCCAAAGCCGAGCCGAAACTGCCCATCGACGGCAACTCTTTAGCCGACATTGCCGCTATGGTTTATTACGGCACATGGATGATTGAATCGGGCAAAGACATCTCCGCGCCGCTGAAGCAGCTCGGCTGCAGGCAGGCGGTTACGATGTGGACGGTTTGGCACGAAACCCGTCCAATCCTGAAAAGATCCGCCGCGGCCCTCGAAGTGTTGCGGGGATATGCGGACAAAGACGCCTCCGACCGCATAGCCGCATGTCTTGAAGGCATTTACGGCAAGGCTACGGTAAGGTAAACGGAAAATGCCGCCCGAATCTTCGGACGGCATTTTTCACGCGGCATAGCGTTTCAACATTTCCCGATAATCCGCCGGTTCCCGTCCGGCGAACTCAAAGGCCTTCAAATCGGCGTTATCTGATGCCTTGCGGCTCTCGTTCAGCCAATAGGCGATCTGTTTCCTGCAAAACTCTTCAGCACTCATCGTCAAATCCAAAAATGCCTGTTCAGGTGCGGCGCATCCTCACGCGTGATACGGCGCAAATCACTGTCGGCCGGCAGGCCGAAATACAGCTCGAAACGCCTCCTTGCCGATTCCGAACGCTGCGGGTCGAAAGTCTCCGCATCCGGGATACTGAAAGCCTCCGCCAAAGCCCAATAAACCAAATTCCGATGATGTATGGAATTGATTTCCGGCTCGTCCCCGTCCCCCGCCATATCCCGCGGCAGGCAATACCCCCCGGCAAACAACCTGCCGTCACGGTCCGGCGCAGGCGCAAGCGTCAGCTTCCCGTCGCCCTGCACCGCATAAACCGGCAGCCCCGTTTGCGCCCCGTCGCGCCAACCCGGGGCGCAAACATCCGCCGCCTCCGGCGAAACCAACTTCAGGCACACCGGCTTGCCGTCGGACACAAAACGGATACTGTCGATTTCATACGCATAACCCGCCGCAAACCCCCCTGCCGCATAAGCATAAAGCGGCCGCCCTTTTTCCACATCCGTTACAAACGCATCGTCCGAATGCAGCAGCCGGCCGCGCAGGCACGCCTCGTGAACCGCATCGTTCAACCATCCCGACACCTCTTCGTCGCTCCAAAAATACGGCTCGGCCTTATCATTGGCAAGCACGCGGAAACGCGCAATCAAAGCCTTCAAATTCATTGCGCGATACCGAACTGACGAACCATCCGAACCACGTCCCCGCGCAAATTCTCCGCCGATTTGCGCTTATCCAAACCCTGGCCGTAATTCGCCTTCGCATACAGTTCAAGCTCGTCCTTGCCCATCCGGTTGATTTGCAGGATCACATCCTGCACCGCGTCAAACGCCGCCGTTTCCCGTTCGAGTTCCGAAGCGCCCGCCTTTTCCAAAGCCTCCGTATCATCCGCCTTTTCCACGCGTTTGCCCGGGACGGCGGCAAACACATCGCCGTGGCGCAACAACTTTGCCGCAGCCCCGGCCGACACCTCGCGCACCTGGCCGTCTTCGAAAACCAAGCCCGTATGATAGATACGGTCGCGCCACACGGCACGCCCGCCGATATACTTGATAAAAACCTTATCCATCCAACCCCCCGCCGCCGTCCGGACGGCATTGTCAAATACAGCAACGCCGCAAAGGCAAATCCCCGGGCGGCGTTTCATTCCGCTTACAACTGGCCGAACTTCTCGCCGTAAATCAAAATATCGATATCGGCGGCCTTCTTATTTTCCGCCCCTTTAAGCGTAACCGTCAGCAAAGCCTGCTTGGGCAGCGTAACCAGTTTGGCAGACTGGCAGCGGATACGCCCGGCAGACGCAAAATCCGCGCCCGAAGCAAAATAAGCCGCATCCTGAGGCACGTGCGCATCATCCGCACCGTCCGCATACGCAAAGCCGACATCGGCAGTGATACCGGAAGACATCGCCGTCTTCACAATAATCTGCGCGTCATCCAAACGGAAACCCTGTTCCAAGACACCCAGCGCCAACACATCGCCATCCTTGGGCGGCCCGTAGGCATCCGCCCCCAAGATTGCACCGTCCTGCTTCGCAACGATACGGTAATGCTCCGCCGCCAGATTGCCGTAAGGCACGCCGCCGAAACGGTTGCCGCCATTGTTTCTCACATAAATCTCAGCCATAAAAAACCTCAACCCAACAAATAGGAAAAGCCGCCCTTTCAAGCGGCATTCGAATCAGCGGATACCGCCGTGCAAAGGAACCACCGTATCCACAACCGTGACACCGTAGTCGGTAATTTCCTTCGCGCCCCCGCCGACATCCACGGCAAAGCGCGTTTTCGCCACACCGCGTATCGTACCGACGAGCGTTTCCACACGGTTGCCGTGGTCAAGCTCCTTCTCAGACCAAAAGAAAGGCATACCGCCGTGTTTGCCGGTATTCGCAAACGCCTCCAACACCGCCTGGCCGCCCAAAATAACCGAACGGTCGACCGCAAACTTGTCCGCAAACGAAGCCGGGATTTTCAAGCCCGATTCCGCCTCGCTGAACTTATCGGCGCAATACTTCATCTCATCGCCCGCATAGAAACGGATGGGGCGCGGCATTTTCACCAGGATAAAGCCGTTCCACAAACCCGCATCGCCCAAAAACAGCGGATTTTGATTTGCCTGGGAGGCGCGCGCGATTGCCGAAGCCTGAAGCTGGCGGAATTTCGGATCGGCGGCAAAACGGTTGTACTGCGCCGGGGAAAGCAGCCACACGCGCAAAGGCGAATCACCCGCCGCCTTGTCGCCCTCAAACTTCACAATCGGCGGCGGCAGCGGAATCTGGTCGAGCACGGTACGCATACTGTCCACCGTATCCATCGTAAACAAATCGGTAGAGGCAATCTTCAACTCGCCGCCGTCCTGCCCAACGCCCGTTACCGCATCGCCCGAAGCCGTAAAATGGCGGTTTTTGGACGGGGCTTTGACCGGATTGACCGCATAATCATTGAATTTCGGGTCGCCCGCCAAAGGCACGCCCCATTCGATATTGTCATGAAAACCGCGCGCGCCCGCCATATGCACCAACAGCGTCTGGTCGGCATAACGGTCCATCAGGCTTTGCGCCGCCGGACGAATCAGCGCGCGATAATCGGCAGGGCTGCGCTGATTCGTCATCGTACCGCCGCCGTCAACGGGGAAACGCGCCTGATTCACACGCAAACCCGCCTCCGACAGGCTCATCCCCACGCCCCTGCCTTCCGCCGTGTTGTCGCCCATAATCGGCAGGGCGGAAACAGGGTTGACCAAATTGAAACGGATTTCGTCACCCATGCCGCGCGTCAAATCCTGACAGCGCACGACCGGCATATGCTGGGTCGTCTGTTTGCGCAAAGTCGCCTCCGCACCCGCGGTACCGGCAGGCATCTTGCCCGCCAAACGGTTCAGCGTACTGTTGCGCTGCATATGCATCGCAAACAGCCCCGCCGCCTGCCTCATCATCGCCTGCGGGTCGCCGTAGGCCGTATTCGTCTTTTGTGCCATAAAGAGCCTCCCTCAAAAACTCAAGAATTTAAAAACTTCTCAACCTGCTCTTCCGTCATGGAAGCCAGTTTTTCCGCCAGCGCGTTGCCGCTCAAATAATCCGGCGGGCCGTCCGAAGCCGTATGGTCGCGCCCCGCCGGAATATCCGACAGCGTATTGGGCGTATTCTTCCCGGCAGGCGGCTTTTCGGCGGGCTTTTCCGGTTCGGCGGCGGATTTTGCCGCCTTAAACATATCGAACGCCCCGATGACCTCGGCGGCAGTCCCGTCCTTAAGCGCGTCATTAAACGCCTTGCGGACAAGCGGGTTCTGCCCGGCCAGCCACTCCTCCAGCTCGCGGCTTTCCACAATCGAATCCGCATCGGGGTGCGCCGTATAGATTTCGCGGTAATGCGCCTTTGCCGCCTCCTGCCGCTTCATGTCCGCCTCATAACCCGCCAGCTTCTCCTGAATCAGCTTTTCCACGCCCTTTTTCACATCCTCGTCGGAAAAATCCCCGAACAACGAATTATCGGAACCGTCAGCCGTTTCCACTCCGGGTTTTTCCGCCCCCTTCTCAAGCTGGGCAATGCGCTCCCTCAAGGCTTGGGCTTCGGCTTTCGCCGACTTTTCCGCCTCGCGCGCCTCTACCAGCTTTTCATAAGGGATAGTGTGTTTGCCGTCCTTGGCACGGATGACCTTGTCCGCACGCCGTCCGCCGCGCCGATACCCGCGCCGACCACCGCGCCCGTACTGCCGACCACCAGCGATTCCGCCCACTTCTTACCCTCCAAACCGTCTTGGATATCGGGGAAAACCAACTGGTCCAAACCCAAACGCCCCGACACGTCCAGCGGCGTCAGGCGGCTGAAGCCCTTGGCCAACACCTCGCCCGCCTTATCCCCGAAAGTGTCCGCCAACATATTGCGCAACGCCGCTTCCGCATCCCACGGGTCATCGTCGTCACTGCCCAACATCGAAGCCACCGCAAGCAGCGTCGACACAAACGGCAGCCCCAAGATGCCCGAAGCCATCGCATGCGAGACCAACAGCCCCGCCAGCGTCTTACGCGCCTCCTTATCCCCCTTAAACGCAAGGTACGCATTGCGCCCCAGCGCATACAGGATATTCTGCGAATACTGCTTGAACAGGAAGACCACCTTCGCCGCATTGCCCATCATAAAGCGCGGACGGTTTTGCGCCGCATAGTCAAAATGCCCGTCGTACGTCGCCTTTTTCGCCTGTTCGAAAGCCGCCTCACTGTCCGCCCCCGCCCGTTTCGCCAAACGGTAGGCCGCGACAAACGTAACCTGGCGGTTAAACTTCTCCGCATGATGGAACAGCCAGGCCGCCTTATCCATCACCTTCTGCCAAGCCGACCCCGCCAACCCCGGGTCGCCGTTGGCCACCCCCGCCAAATCATGCGCCTGCGACAAATCGATCACACCGTAATCCGCCGCCTTTCGGAACGCCGCCTTCTCATCCCCGTTCAAACTGTCCTCAATCGTATTGAACTTCTCCCCGAACCTCAGCCCGATCTGTTTTGAAGCCCGCAGCAATTCCCGCGCCGCACCGGCATAACCCCACTTCGCCGCCATCACCGGATAAGCCACCATTGCCGTCTGCGACAGGTTCACAACCGCAGAAGCGGGCGACATCCCCATCATCCACAAAAAGCCGAAGCCCGTCAAAGCCTGCGCCAGCTTGGAAGGATTCGGATTCATCACCGCCTCGTGGCGTTTCCTCATCTCATCCGCCACACGCTGCAACTGACGCTGGTCGAAACCCTCCTCATATTTGCGCCCGTCCACAAAATCCTGCATCACATCCAACTGTTCCGCCATACGGTCCGCATAGCGCAACTTCGCCAGATAATTCGCACCGCTGCCCATATTCTGCGCATATGCGCGCCTCGCATCATCGCTGAAGCCCGGCACGCCCTTGCGGTGGATGCCGTGTTTCGCCCAAGACGTATCGGGCAGGGAGTTCAAATAAAGCTGCGTCAGCGTATCGTTCAATCGGGCCCGTTGCGCCGGATCCAAATCCATCCTGCCGACAGCCTCGCCCAGCTCCTTCATAAATCCGCTGCCGACCGCATCGCGGCTTCGGATATAATCCCGGGACTTCATCACGGGCGAAACCTTAAACCCCGGCCCGAAATCAGCCTTCAGCGCATCGCGCAGCTTCTCCGCCTCGCTCAAAGTTTCCGCGCGGGACACATTCGCACTATTCCCGTCCGCATCCTTGACCACCACCAGATAATCGCCGAAACGCGCCAAAGGGAAATACACACCGCCCAGCTCGTTGTCAAAACGCTCCTTCAGGCGGCGCACCGTTTCCGCATCCTGCCCCGCACGCGCCAACCGTTCGGCAAGCGCATCGCGCACCTGCCCGAAATGCGCCCTATAATCATCCCGCGCCTTGCGGTACACCCTCTGCGCCGCATCAGGCAGCCCGGCAAAACGGCGGTTCAGCAAAGCAAGCCCCTCCAAAGCCTTTTGCGCCCCAACCTCATCCTTTTCCAAACGCTTCACATCCGCGCGCGCCTGCTCCAACATCCGTACCGCATCCGTTTTAGCCCGGCTTTCCGCCGCCGCATCCGCCCCGGCGCGCCTCAACGCCCGCTTCGCCTCCGAATCCGCATAAAACAGACGGCGCAGGCGCATATCCGCCTCATCCGCCAAAATTTCCCGACCGTGTTTTTCCTGCGCCTTCTCCAGCGCATAAGCCGCCTTATCCGCCGCCCGTTGCGCCTTATTGTAAGCAGCATCCGCACGCGCGGTACGCGCACCGGCGGAAGCAACGGCCGCCCGCGCCTTCGCGATTTTACCGTCCGCAATATCCAAAGCCGTCCGGATGCCGTCCAAACGCCCCCGGGCATCCTTTCGCATCAGCGGGTCGGCATCCACCTTCGCCAGCGTCGCATCGTGCATCAGATCCGCAAGCGCTTTCGCATCCTCCTCCTTCAACCTGCCCCATTCCCTGACAACCTTGTCCGCCTCCGTAACCGCCTTGTTCGCATCCGCGCCGAAGAGTTCCGACAAACGCCCGTATTCCTTCAGGCCGTCCAAAACGCCGCCGTAAATGTCCTCGATCTGCCGCCTGCCCAAAAACTGGAGCTGAATCCCCTTGGAAGCATCCCAGCGGTCTTTCAGCGCGTTTCTCAAATCGGATTTTTTACCCGTTATACGGCTGATTGCGGCCCCGATGTTCGCCGCACGGGAAAAACGCACCGCCTCCGTGTCAAAATCGGCAATGCCGCCCTTGCCCGCATCTTTGTCTTGCAAAATCTGCAACAGGCGTTTATCATCAATGCCCGATAAAGGCGATTTGCTTTCAGAGGCTCCCGTAGTTGATACGCGGTCAAGTAATGAAAGCAAGTTGCCTTTTTCTATTTTCGTCAGCTTATGGTCGTAATAGCGGTTACCGTTCCTGCTAACCGCGACGGCAGCCCTTACCGTGTAATCCGCACCGCCGACATTCAGTCCCGAAACATAATATTCATAACCCTGAATATCGCCGTTCTTAGCCAAATCCTCGTTCGGCAGCGTATCGATATACACCGCATTCTCAATAATCTGCGGAATTGCCGCGATACTCTGCAAATGTTCCGCGTCCTTATAGTCGTGACGCAATATTTCAGTGATGCCCGAACGTCCCAAACTGATTTCACGCCCCGTGTCCTTATTCACATAAGGCCCGCGCAAAGATTTGCCGTATTCCAGCGCATTGCGCTTATATTCGCGCAAATTGCCGCCTTCCGGAACCTCCCTGCCCGAGATACGGATGGTTTCCGCACGGCGCAGCTTCTCAAGGCTTTCCGACTTGGAACGTTCCGCCGCACCGTCTTCAGCCCGCGCGAACATCACTGCACGATGATTGCCGTCCCAAGGCGCATCCCGCGCCCCTTCCACATTCCCGTGCAAATCCGCCAGCATCGCAAACACATCCGCGTCCGACATCGCACCGCCGGCCTTGCCCGCCAGGCGTTGCAGCACACGGCGCAACAGGGCGCCGATACGCGCCAACACGCCCGCAATGCCGCGTTTCAAACCGTTGCCGACCTTCACGCCGTAACGGTTTTCAATGCCCGCCCAACCGCCGGTACGCTGCGCCGCATAAAGCTCCGCGACCGCCTCTTCCACCGCGGCGGAGCGCACCGAGGCCGCCGCATCGCCCGTGCCTTCGCGCCCTTCCTGCACCGCGTCCGCAATGCGCCGTATCAGGCCGTTGCCGTCCGCACGTTCCAATTCTTCACGGTACTTGGCGAAACCATCCGCCGCAAAGCCCCTGTGCCCCAGCTCGTGCCACGCCGCCCATACCGCGCGTTCGGGCGTAAGGTTTTCCGCCACCAGCGTGATTTTGCCCGTCCTGCCGTCAAACCAGCCCTCCACACGCTGCGACAACAGCATCTGCGCCTTGTCCGGCGCCGTTTCGGACACGGCGGCGACATCCACCCGTTCCGCCAGTCCGCCTATGCTTTCGGCGAGGCGTTTTTTGATATTTTCGGCGTGCTCGCGCAATGCCTTAAAACCTTGCGGCGCCTGACGCTCTTTCACCGTATAAACAGGCCCTCCCTGCAACACACGCGCCTTGCGCCGTGCCTCTTCCGGATTGTCCGAAGCCGTTTTCGCAAACGTTTCAGGCTTGGCAGCCTTATCCGAAGACGGCTTTTCGGTTGCCGCGCCTTGTGCGGCGGCCGACTTGCCCTTTCCGCCATCGAAGTGGGATTTTCCCGATTCGATATTTCGCACCTTATCCGAAGACGGCTTTTCGGTTGCCGCATTTTTTGCAGCAGCCGCCTTGCCCGCAACAGGCGTATCTTTTGCCCGGGCAGGCTGCGCCCTGCCCGCCGGTTTGCCGTCGGCGGCGGCATCGCGCGGCCGCGCCATCACCCTGGCCGGCGCCCTTGCTTCCTGCGTCGGACGATAATCCCGGCCCGGCTCGGACGGCACGGCTTCCGACAAACCGCCCGCCCGCAAGGTTTCCGCCTCCCGCCCCTTCAAATAACGGCGGCCGTCGGAGACAAGGCCGTCAGAGTTGGAAGGACCGGCCATATCGGCAAACTCCTCCGGCATCCCGCCTTTGCCCGGCCTGCCCGGCACGCCCGCAAGCGCATCAATATGCCTGCGGTCCGTATGCTCGAAACGGTATTCGCCGCCCCCCAAAGGCACACCCGCCTTTTCCGGCCTGCGCCTGTCCGCCGCCGCATCCGCCATCCGTTTCTTAGGCGATACCCTGCCCGCCGAAGCCGCAACCTGCGGATTCAATACCGGCAACACCGTATCGGGGCGTTTGCCCGCAACAGGCGCACGTTTCCCGCCGTCCGTCCCGGCAAGGTTTTCAGACGCGGACAGGCCGGGCGCGGCACCTTCCGCGCGCGCCCGAACCTGTAAGTTTTGCCGACGGGCCGGCGCATTGCCGGACGCAACGGCGGCGGACCCTGGCAAACCCTGCAAGGCAGCCGCATTTGCATCCGCCCCCGCATCAGGGGTCAAACCCCTGCCGCCTTGGGTCAAACCCTGCCGCACATCCTGCCGCACATCCTGCGCCAAACCCTTATCTTCCGTGGGTAAAGCCCGGGTCAAACCCCTGCCGCCGCCGACAACGGCCTCAGACGCGCCGTCATCCGGCAACGCCGTCCGAACCCCCTGCAAACGCTCCCCCTCGCGGCTCAACAGCGGCACGCTCCAACCGTTGTTGCGGCGGTAACCGTAAACCGCACGGTTAAGCCTGTCCAACACATCCGCCGATTCCGGATGTTCCGCACGGTAAGCGCGTACAGCCCCGGCCGATTCCGCCAAACCCTCAGGATAATGTCCGCGCATATCCGCCATACCCGCCTCCCGGCGCATAATCCCGTCCGCCGTATAGTCCGCCACCGTCTGCGCATGACGGCGCACCCCTTCCGGCAGCGCGTCAAACCGCCTGCGCGATTCCTTATCCAACGCATCGGCAGGGACGGAAAACCCTTTTTTAGGAACAGGCACGGCATCCGCCATACGCACGGGCGGCGGCAGGTAACCCTGTTTGGCTTCGGAAGCCGCCTGATAATCCGCCTCAATCCGCGCGTGATACGCCTGCTCGATTTTTCGGCGCACAGGCGCGGCGATTTGCCCGAAATCCGCAACACCCTTAATATCAAGGCCCGCCTCCTTCGCCAAAGCCTTGCGCCCGCGCGTATCCAAGCCGTCGAAATATTGGCCCGCAGGCAGCGGCGAGACCCGCGCAATCCCGCCCGAAGCAGCGGCGGCAGAACCGCCCGGCGCAACCGAAGCCGCACCGCGCGGCGCACCGCCGGGGCGCACATTGCCGTAAGCGGACGGAACACCGCCCCTGTCCGCATCCGCCGACCGTCCGGACGGCGCATCATCCGCAACCGACCGGGCTTCCATATCGTCAGACACCGCAGACGGCACAGCCGCGCCCGAATCCGCCGCCAAAGCAGCGGCCGCAGAAACCGCACCGTCATCCGGATCAATCCCCACCGCCTCCGACGGCTTGGCCCGGTATTTAGCCGCCATGTCCGCATACTGACGCGCCAAACCGTCCGGCATCACGCCCGTATCCAAAAATTCCGCCCCGTCCTCCGACGGGATACCCGAAACATCCGGCTGTTTTTCCGTCCCGCGCGCCAATTCCTCCGCGTGCGGCGTATTGCCGTCGGCAGGGCCGCTGAAAAACCGCCCCGCCTCCTCCTGCTTCGTACGGTCCGCAAACTGCCGCAAAGCCGGATGCGACTGATCGTGATGCGCCGTATCAAAACCCGCGCCGCCCTGTTCCGCGCCGCCGTCCGCAGCCGCCTGTGCCGCCGTCCGCAGCCGCCTGTGCCGCCGCACGCAACGCCTGCGCCCCTTCCGGGGCCGGCCTGCCCGCCTTCCTGTTGCCCCCGATACCCCCCTGCGCACCCGCCTTCCGTCCGGCCGGCGGCCTGAGCGGGTCAGTTACCGCCGCATAAGCCTTCGTTCCGGCAAACCCCACCGCAGAATGCCCCAAAGAAGAGAAAGCCTCCAAAGCCGCCCCCTTCTCGTCCCATTCCCCGTTTGCCAGCCCCGTACCCAAATACTCGCCCGCAAACTCACCGGCCGATTCCGTCGCATAAGCCGCCGCGTGCCGTGCCGCACCGCCCAAACCGCCCTTGGCAGACTCCTTCGCCAGCGCCGCAAATTCAGGCGTTCCCTTAGCCGCCGCAACCGCCGCCTTATCCGCCGCCGCAACACCCATTTTCTCCAATGCGGCTTTCCCGGCGGCCTTCTTGCCCATATTCAAAATACTGCCGCCAAGTTTCATCGCCGCCATATCCGCCGCGCCGACCACCGCGCCCTTGACCGCCGCATTTTTCAACGCACCCGGCGCACCGCGGCCGATAAACGCCATCACCGCATCCTTGTCCGCAGGGTCGACGCCCGCCGCCTCTGCCGCCCTGTCCAGCTGCCCGCCGTATTCCATCAGCGTATTGCCCAAGGTCGCGCCCGCATAGGCGCCGACAGCCGCGTTACCGCCCGCCAAAGCGCCCAATATGCCGCCGGCGGTTGTCGTAGCAATAGGGACAAGCGCATTGGGCGCCTGCTCCAGCACCGCACCCGCCATCTCGCCCACATCTTCCAAGGCGCCGTCCAAACCCTTCTCGCGCCAGTCCTTCTTAAGCTCCCCCCACACATTCGACAGGCCGCCGCCGACACCCCCGCCCTTTTCCCAAGCCTCGCCCAGCTCCCTGCGCGCTTGGGATTTGCGCCCCTCCTGAATCTTCCGATAATCCATATCCTCGGCCTTGAGCCGGCCCAGTTCCTCTTTGTCGCCCGTAAGGGCATTCCACCCCATACGCGCCGAACGCATAGAATTTTTAAACCCGCGCGTCAACGCCGTATCGTCGGCGGCCGCCCGCGCATCCTTTTGCGTAAAGCCGCGGTACTCCTTCAAACCCCCGACAAGCCGCCCGTGTTCCAACGGATCGTATCTGACCAAATCACTCATTGCTCAACCCTCTTCTCACCCTTCTCATTCTCATAAATGATTTTACCGCCGGCCGTTTTCTGACCGTTCGGCTTAAAGCCCAACGCCGCATAACGCTTCTCGCGCTCTCCCGCAAACTCCACATCCAAAGGCTTGCCCGTCCGCAAATCGACAATCCCCTCGCGCTTCGCCGTCAAGCCCGTATCCGGGTCGGCAACCTCATAACTGATTGTCTTGAACACATTCGGGTCAAAGCCCTTCTCCCCTTGCCGCTCAAACTTCCCGTTAAGCGCATCAATCTGCCGCGCAATCTCCCCGCGCTGCCCGTCCGACTTCGCAAAACCATAAGCCCGCGTCAAATCGGCGATGCGCTTCCTATCCTCAAGCTCCAGCGCATCCGCCTCACGCTTCATCTCAAACCCCTGCCGCTTCATCCCCAGCTCGGCCTGCTGCACATCAAACGCCCTGTCCGCATTCCTCTGCGCCATCTCGCGGTTCAACGCACCCTCGTTCGCCTTAACCGCCGCATCAAACCGCCCCTTCTGCAACACCGCCTCACGGTTCGCCGCATTCTCCGCCGCAGCCGCCGCCAGCCTTTCCCTGCCCAATTCCCTGACCGCCGCATTTTTATTATGTTCCGCCACAATCCCGCGCGCCGCATTAAGCTGCGCCGCCGTCAACTGACCGTTCAAAGCCCCCGCATAAGGCGTAGTCGCCCTCCTGTAAAGCTCCCGCTCCTCAGGCGACAGCGCATCCGGCCCGGCAGACACCAAAGGACGCTGCGCGTCAAAATCACGCACCGGTTTGCCGTCCCGATACACATTCCCGTCAAATCCCAAAGGCGGCGGCGTCCGTCCGCCCGCATCCGTCGGGCGCGTATCGCGCCGCGCGAAATCCGCCCCGGCCCGCGCATCGGGGGAAAGCGCCTTATCGCCGCCCGAAAACCCCAAACCGGCATCCGCACCCCGTTCGAAAGCACCCGCCCGGCGCAACCGCCGCGCCCCATCCTCAATATTGTTACGGCTCAAATCCATCACATTCCGATAACGCGCCGGCCCGGCCTCATAATTCGCAACGGTACGCCGCACCGCATCGGCACGGTGCGCCTGTGCCGCCGCCCGCTCCCGCTCCTCCGCCCCCTTCCGGGCCTTCTCTTTTTTCTCCTTTTCCTTCATCTCCCAAAAATCCCCGGCAGACGGCTCAAACAAACCCATCGCAAACCCTCCGAACAAATAAAGCCCAAAATAAGCAAAAACCCAAACCCAATCAAACGCCTAAAGTTAAGAACAAACAAAAATCGCAACCACAAACCAATTAATAAACAACAAGTTACACAAAAAAACACACCGACGGGCCATTTCCGGGGGCAAATAAAAACCGCCTTCGTGCAAGGCGGTTGCAAAAAAGCCTTTCATTTAACGAAAGGCTTTTTGCCGCCCGCGTACCGCGTTCAGAGGTTGTCCGACACCGTCGGCGTTTCCATGCCTGTTTGGGCGTGATTCGCACTCTTTGGCGGCACGGCCGTCATCGGGCCGGTATCCGCGCCGTAGGCTTCAGGGATGCCTTCGGGCGGTATTTGCGTTTCAGGCGGCATGGCGGGGACGGGGAAGCCGGGATCGTCGCCCCGCGCCGGCCTGACATATCCCGCGCCCTGCATGACCGCGTCGGCAACGGGGGCGATTTGCGGCATGGCGGCTATCTGCCCGCCCGCCTGCATGGCCGCATAAGCCGCCTGCACGCCGATTTGTACCGCCCGCGCTTCGATTTCCTTGATTTCGCTCGCGGTACGTTGTTCCTTGAGCGCCAATTCCCGCCGTTTGATGTCGTTGCCGGATTTTGCCAATGCGTCCTGCACCGCCTGCGCGATACGCGCCTCGATTTGTTCGGGCGTTTCCTGCACTCGGACTTCTTTGATTTTTTCAATCACTTTGTCTTTAAACGGGATGTCCATCAGGGACACCATAAACGGCAGCACCGCCGCCTGATATTCGGGCGGCAGGGATTTGCCCGCCTCGCTCATCGCACCCAGCTGCTGGCTGCGGTAGGAGTTGGTGCTGGGCACGTCTTCCAAAGCCACTTTCAGCCGTATGTTTTGCAGGTCGTTGGACAAATAAGCCTTGCCGGTTACGGGGTCGGTTTCAGGCCTGTTGATGACGACCGTCCGCCCTTGCGTGACGGCGTCCCCTTCTATGACGACGGTTTGCTCGTCCGAGCCCAAATCCTCGATAATCATCGCAAGCAGCAACTCGCCGACCAATGAGCGGCTCTGGCGGAAGTTGTCCATAACCAGCCCCAGCGACTGGTTGGACTGCTCGACTTGGATGCTTTCCTGCCTGCCGCTGGTGGCGTTGCCCCGGTTGCCCATAAATGACGGGGTAATCCCGCTGATTTGCCGTATTGTCGCGCGGCTGTCTTGAAGCATCTGCCAATGCTGTGCCGACAATTCGAAATCGCGGCTGACGTCGAAACGCGCGCCCGGCTGGGCGGCCTCTATTTTGTTCAGCACGATGTCCGCGTCCACCCGTGCGATATTGCGGCGGAACTGTTCGTCCGACATATCGACTATGCCTTTGGTGCGTACCGTGCGTATTGCCGACAAACCCCATCGTAATTTGCTGTTGGTGCTGTTGAGGTTGTCCTGCGCGTATTTCATATTGCGGACATATCCGTAGGGGATGCCGGTGTTGTCCTCGCGGAATCCGAAAAACGGGACGTAAGGGAACTTTTGATGCGGATACGGGGTCGGCTCGTCGCGGACGACCAAATCCCCCACGACAAAGGCGCGGCGCATACGCGGGACGGAAGCGGCAAACAATACCGCGCCGTTTGCCGCCATCTCCCGATGGTTTGGGTTTGCGCCGTCAAACTCCACCGTGCGCCCTGTTTTTTTGTCGCGCAGGCAGTCTGCCGTTACCCACCGCCTGTACCATACTTCCGCCACCGCCAGTTCGCGCGTGGTTTCATTGAACCAAAACTCTTCGCTGACGGTGTTGCGCCCCGAAATACCCCAAGCGTCCGCCAGTCCGGTATTGCCGCCGCCGTCAAGCATTTCCCCGCTGATGCGCCAGTCCGAACCGCCGCGCCCCATCGCTTTGAAGTGTCCGGCATATTCAGGGAAGAATTGCGCCAGGCGTTCCGGCAGCAGCCAGCGGCGGCGTATCAGCCAGCGGGCATCGGACAGGTCGTATTTGTAAGATTTCATATCCCAATGGATGGCGTTGCGGTGGATGACGCCGCACTCATAAGGAAACTCGAAAGGGTTGGGGTTGCGTGTAACCTCCACCCAGCCGATGCCGCAGGCTATCTGCCCCCTGAACGCGTCCGAACAAGCCTTGTCGGCACGGCTTTGCCGTTCCGCGCGGTTGAGTTTGAAGTTCAATGCGTCCGCCACGTCCCGCCCGCCGGTTTCGCCGTCCGCCGTCACGCGCCAGTCCGTCCGTATCGTCGCCTCATATCCCTGTACCGACAGCAGGGTCGGGGTAATCAGGTTTTCAACGGCGGGGGGCAGGCCCAACTCGCGCTGTTTCTGTAAAAGCTCGTTGTCAAGCTGCCTGCCGTCGGCGTAGTCCATTTCCTTGTCGGCAACGGCACGCCATGCAGGTTGGTTCATCATTTCACCGACAAACAGCCGGTATTCCCCGATAGTCAGCGGTTCGCCGTTTTTATCGGGCAATACGCCTGTTTCCGGTACGTCCGTCCCCATCAATAAAGCCTCCAATCCGAAACGGGCGTTTCCGTGTATCCCGTATTGCTGCCTGTATCCATTAAATCAACCGCCTGCGCCAGGTAGCGGAACATATCCGCGCCGTGCGAATATTCGTCGTGCAGCGGCCCCATTGCCACGCCTGTTTTCGCATGTATTTGGCGGCCGTACCGTTTCAGGCATTCCAAAAGCCGCGCTGTTTTGTCTTTATCGAAGTACACTTTGGGAAACAGCATCCGCGCCGCCCTGATGCCTTCTTCGATACCGGTCGCGTTTTGCACGAAAACCGACTTGCGCCCCAGTCCGGTCAAAATCTCCATCGTACTTTTGCCTGTTTGGAAGTTGCGCGTCCTGCCGTCGTGCGGCAGGAAGTCCGTCCCCCACCGGTAGGGCAGCTTTTCCAATTCGGCAACATACCAGTCCAACGTCCGGTGCGTGTCTTCGATGTAGCCGATGATGCGCACGCTCGTCAAATCGCGCTGCACCAGCCCGATGGTCATGGCATCGTTCCAGCCCAAATCCCAAACCGTATGCACGGGCAAAGAAGAATCATAAGGGACGAGTGTAACGCGTCCGGAATGAAAAGCGTCCTGTATTTCATGCCGGTAAACCGCCCCCTCCGATACCATGCGCGGCCTGCCTTCCCAAATATTCCCGTAGTCCTCTTTATTCATCGAACGCTGTGCTTTGAGCCGCTCCCGGTTCAATGCTTCGGGAAACCACGGATTGTCGCGCCAGTTGATTTCGCACAACCAAGTGTCTTCGGACGGCATAGCGATAAAACGCCGGTAGGTTTCGTCCGTCTCCATATCGGGATTGAGGGTAATCCAAATTTCCGAACCTTCTTTGCGTATGGTCGGCGTGAGCACGTCCCAGCTTTTTTTACTGACGCCGTGCCCTTCCTCAACCCATACGATGTCGATACCTTCAAACGATTTGATGCTGTCCACGGTATGCGACTGCAGGCCCGAAAACACGAACAGCGTGCCGTTTGCGCCGCGTATCTCGAAGTCGGTTATTTCGTAGAAATGCCCCAAACCCAACTGCGCCACTTTGTCTTTCAACAGGCGGTGTACGGTATCGCGCATCGATTTTTGAATTTCGCGCACGCATAAAATACGCAAAGGGCGTTGCGCCCCCAGCGCCAGCAGTGCGGATGCCGCGCCGTGCGATTTGCCGCCGCCGCGCCCGCCGTACATAACCTTGTACCGGCAAGGCTTGAACAGCCCGTCCAGTTTTGCGGGCAATTTCAAATCAACCGTCTTTCCCGTCATCTTCAGGCCCTACAAATTCGATACGGATGCCCGCCGTCTTGGCGGATTCCGAAATCTTCGATTCCGCGGTATCCATACCGTATGATTTACGCTCGATTTCCACCAAAACCTTAAACCCCGCCGCCACCGTTTGGAACATACGCGCCTTTGTGAATGTGTCCTCCGGGCTTCCGTACAATTCCGCGACAATCTGCTCCGCGCTTTTGGACAGGTTTTCCGCCAAATTCCGATGCCTGCGCTGTACGGCGGCAACCCGTTTCGCTTCCGCGTCCGTTACTTGTTTAAGGTTGAAATCCGCATAATCCGGCGCATTGCCGTTTTTGTCCGCGGACAGCACCATCGCCCGCGCCTTTGCCTGTACCTCGTCATTCAAATCGCGCGTCCACACGCGTTCTTTGGCAACCCTGCCGACGTGTTGCGCCGAAACATTGTATTTGCGGCCGATTTCGGCAATGCTCAAAACCCCGCGCCGGTAATCCAGCTCGACTTTGCGCCAATCTTCATCTGACAATCTCGGCATTAAAGGTCCAACCTCCCGTTTTTGGCGGAACATTCCAGATAATTCCGCAATACTGAAAACTCGCGCCCCATCTGAATACTGGAAAACTGCTGCCCGAACCCCGACATCAAAGCCCCCAACGAGCGCATTTCCTGCGGGTTGAGGTGCAATACCGTATCGCCTATTTCCAATACGCCCATCCCCGAATCCAATACCGATACGCTGACGGGGCGCGTCTCGCCAAACCCTATGGCGGGCTTGAAAATCCCCCTTGTCACGCGGTAGATTTTGCCGTGCTCGACCAGCAGCTTGGTAAATTTAGTGATTTCCGACATTTTCAGGCCTGTCGTTTCCGCCAAAGCCTCGCGGCTGACCACCTGCTCCGCGTTGTGCAAATCCACAACCCCCTGGTACACCTTGTCAATATCCGACAATCCCGACATCAAATCAAACTCCTAAACATCCCAAACGATTCCAAACTCCGCCGCCGCCCGCGATTGCAGGCGGTTACACTACAAAGCCAAAATCTTTAGATGCTGCCTCTCTCGCTTTCACTGCATCTTCAATATGTTCAAATAAACCTAATATTTTATTTTTTCTATTAACCATAATCCTAGCTTGCCATTTCTTAGACGGCTTATGGAAATAAACCCCAGTATGCCCGCTAGTATTATTTTTAAACTTCCCTCTATTTTTCATATTTTCAGCATGTGTAACATCTCTCAAATTAGATATTCTATTATCTGTCTTATCCCTATTGATATGGTCTATTGAAGAAGCGTGTTTCCCATAAACAAAAAGCCAAATTAATCTATGTGCATTATATTGTTTCTTAAATATTTTTAACTTCAAATACCCCAACCTGCCTTTGTATAAGAAAACCTCCTTGCCGGAAAATCCGGTATTCCAAGATTTGTAATGCAAACCGCTATTGAAATACTTTCTTGGACGCTCCGCCCAATATAACTTTCCCGTATTGTCATCATATCTTAATAATTCTTTTAAAACCTCTTGTGTTAATCCCATAAAACACCATGCTCCATAGATGCCCAAGATATAATCTTTTCTTGATATTCAGACATTTCCCGAACTGATAATTTTGTCGTTGATATACCCATTAATTGCCCGTTAGGCATTTCAATACATCCAATAAATTTTCTTTTTAAAAATTCATGCCATACATCTTGACTAAACCTTCTCCCATCGATAAAAACTTTTTCTGAAATTTCACGATACAAAAACCATAGCCGCCTGTTCTGCTCGACGCTCCGTTTTGACTTGCGCGGGCGGATTGTGATTTCAAGGTTGCCGTTTTCAAACCACCCGTCCGGGCTGTCCCAAATCGACCGCATAACCTGCTTTTTGTTTTGGGGCGTCAGTGTAAATTCCGCCCCGTTCATTTCAGACGGCCTTTCACGCCGACAACCCCCAATGCTTCAAGGCGGCGTATCGTGCGCAATTGCGAACGGCGCATATAAAACTCTTTGTCTTCGCGGCTTAGGCCTGCGCCCCTGCCGTCGATCGCGCCGCGGCGGCAACCGCACCCGAAACCCGCGCCCAAACCGCCGCTTTTCAATCCCGCCCCGTGCGTCTCGCCCGGGAAACGGCACAACACGACCGTTTCAGGGTTGTCATTGCACACGCCCGCGATGTTCGGCGTGCATTGCCCGCCTTTGGCGGCTTTGCGTATCGCGCTAGACATCCCAACCCTCCTGTCCGATGAAATCCCAACCCTCGTCTGCCGCATCCGTCTGTTCCATCTCCAACTCCCCCACCTCCACCGCCAAACCGCCGCCTGCGACCGGCTCGTCGGCGTAATCGGCGGCAATGCGCCGCACCTGCCTGTCGTTGTGATAGGCAACGCCTTGAAGCGCGTCCAGCGCAACCTTCAGGGCGTTGTCCAAATCGATCACCGTCTTGTTTGCGCCGCCGTCTTTGTTCGCTTTGGGTATCAGGCGCACATATACGGCAACCGCGCCTTCGGACGGCATCGCGCCCGCTTCTTGCGCGATACGGCGGACGACGGACTTATACGCCGCCGCCTCCGCGCTCCTGACCGCCCTGTTGCGCCAAATCCGCCAATATCGGTTTGCCGATACGGGGTAAGGCAGGATAAGGCGTATCACGCGCATTCCCCTGCCGGTTGCGTCCACAGGCCGGCGCCCAATATCGGGCAGGCGGCGTGTGCGGCGCGGATGTATCCGTGCAGCCTTGCCGCCGTCATCGCGCCGGCTCCCGCCGCCGCGCGTTTTTCCGCGCGCTTTTGCCGGACTGCCTTGTTGCGGCAGGTTTTGCACGATTTGTAATAATAGACCCCCCCTTCCTTGCGCGGGACGGCATTAAACCCTTTCTCCAACGGCTTGGTCCCGCCGCAGGCCTTGCAGGTGCGCATTTCTTCCGCCATTTTGATTTTTCCTTTTGTTTTTATGTGTTTAATATCCGAAGCCGTCGAAGTCGTCTTCGCCTTTGCCGTCGCGCTTGCGGCGCAAAACCGCGTCGGCGGCTTCCACCAAAAGCCATACCGCCAACGTCGCCGCCCCGGCAAACGACAGCGCGGTGATGATGCTTAACAGGGTATCCATTGTTTTATTTCCTTTCGGTCGGTTTTATGGGTCGGGGTCGGATTCCCGCCGCCTCCGTCATTCCCTCGCAGGCGGGAATCCGGACCTTGGAACAACAGCAATATTCAAAGATTATCTGAAAGTCCGGGATTCCGGATTCCCGCTTTCGCGGGAATCACGGCGGTCGGGTTGGCGGGTCAAATGCCTCCGCCCGCCGTTTCAGGCGGCATCGGGCTTTCAGGGTGCGGGGCCCGCCCCGCTTCAGGCGGCATTTTTTCCAACAAATCTTCGACACAGGCGGCCGCCCACGCAAAATTGTCTTCGCCGTCGCGGATGTAATAAGCGGCGGAGATGACGGCAAGCAGCGCGGCCTCCGTGCCGCCGTCGAACCCGCAATCTTTCAGACCGGCGTACATTTTTTCATAGCGGCGGCATTTGAGTTTCTTGAACTTCGGCGCGTCGGCGCGTTGGCGTTCCAAGTACCGCAGGGCTTTTTCCAAGTCTTCGCGCCCGCCTTTTTCCTTGTGCCGCCAGATGTATTTGAAGGCGTTGCCGAGGTTGAAGTTGAGGTATTGCGCAAACCCGACGCACTCGAAGGCGCGGTTTTTGTAATAGCCCGGGTTGGTATTGCCGCCTTGTTGCGGCGCGGCTTCCGTCCGGACGGTTTCGGTTTGCGTGTTTTGCACCGTCATTCCGTATTTCCTTTCAAATTTGCGTTTTAACGCGTTTTTTAAATCTCGGGTAGGCTGGGATATTCCCAAAGCGTTTTACCCGCCTTCCCGCTCAAATCCGGCGCATTGCGGGGGGATATTCCCCAAGCACCGCCGTCCTTTTTGCGACTGCCGCCCCCGATGCCGTCTGAAACGCCCCGGCGGCGCAGGGATTGGTTCGCGGGTAGTACGTCGCTTTTTCCTCCGCATTCCGCGCCTTCGCGCATTTCGCAAAACCGCGCACCGGCGTGCCGGTGTTGGTTTTGAAGTCGGCATGGTTGCAATAGAAACAGGTTTCACGCATTTACCGGCCTCCCGCACTAGACACTGTAAGGGTCATATTCATCATGTTTGGGGGCTTGCCATGCCAAATCAGGCTCTTCCTCGAACTTCATAAATTGCCCTTTCCAGCCGCAAACCACCGTTCCCGTTTCGCCGTCCCGGTTCTTGGCGATAATCAGCTCGGCAATGCTCGGATTCTCGTTTCCGTCGTAGTAGCTTTCGCGGTGCGGCATGATGATGATGTTTGCGTCTTGCTCAATCGCGCCGCTGCCGCGAATGTCTGCCATGTTCGGGCGTTTGTCTGCCTGCTTTGTGTTTCCCCTGTTCAACTGGGCAACCAAGACGACGGGGATATTCAGCTCTGCCGCCAAGTTTTTCAAACGGCGCGATATATTCCCCAACTCCGCCACCTCGTCCCTCCCTGCCCTTGGCATGATGTGAAGGTGATCGACAACCAACAAATCCAAGCCGGTAGTGAGTTTTTTCTCCTTAGCCAAAAAGCAAAGCTCGTCAACGTTGAGCAGGTCGCAGTTCACGTCAAACTTCCACTCTTTCGCTTGGCTGACGTAAATCGGCATATTGGCGTAATCGCTTTGCGTCAGATTGCCGGTTTTCAGGTTCTGCATGGGGATATTGCACTCAGCCGCCATGCCGCGCCTTGCCAGCTCTACCGCGCTCATTTCGTAGCTTTGGAAATGAACTGCCTTGCCCTGCTTCAGCGCGAATCGCGCAATGTTTTCCGCCAAAACCGTTTTACCCATAGACGGACGCGCCGCAATCACAATCAGGTTTCCATCCGGCAAACCGCCGGTCATCCCGTCAAGCTTCATCAAGCCGGTAGGCAATCCGAAACGCACGCCGTCAAGCCTTTTGTCCAAACCGCCAATCAAATCCTCAACGGTCTGGCCGAATGTCTTGGTTTCACGCTTTACCGCGTCTTTGCCGGCTGCCGCCAATTCGTCGGCCGCCTTAGACAGCTTTTCTGCGACCGTCCCGCCGTCTTTGGAAACCGCGATTTTTTCAATCGCCGCCGAAGCCTTCAGCAAGCCGCGCTCGACAAACCTGTCGTTCACAATCCCAACGTACCGGCTGATATTCTTCGCGCTTGGGGTGTTTTGGTTCAGGTCTATCAAGTAAGCCAGGCCACCCGCGTTTTCCGCCTCGCCGCGCGCTTCCAGCTTGTCGTTCAGCGTGATGATGTCGATAGGCTCGTTTGCCGCCGCCATATCCAGCAGAGCGCGGAAAATAATCCTGTGTTGCGCCTGGTAAAACTTTTCAGGGGTCAGGATTGCGCACCGCGCAATCGCCGTCGGTTCAATCAAGATGCCGCCCAAAATGTTCTGTTCCGCCCCTACGCTGGCCAGTGATTGGACCGCTTCCGTTTCCTCGATTCGGTTCATGCCCTTCCCCTTGCCGCCTGGTTCGTTTTAGGCGGATGCCATTCAAGGATTTTGACGAAATTGCCCGCCTTGAAAATCCAATCGAAGCCGACCGCAAACCCTGTTTGGTTTTCGCCCATCCAAAACGGGTTCATCGCCACTTTCCGGAAGAAACCGGCAAACCAGGCCAAACCGGTTTCCTTGTCCCCGAACCTCACCTTGCCGTTTGGCGCCGCCGTTCCCAGCATCTCGCACCAGCGGTTTGCAATCGCCCGTTTGCGCGTGTCGTTCAGCACTTGGACGCTTGGCAACCGGCCGCCCAAAACTTCGTTGTACAAATCGGCGATTTCCTGAAGCGGTACGCCGTGGGTTTTGCGGCGGCGCGGAACATTCGCATTTTTCGGTTTTCCCGAAAGGCCGCCGTTGCCGTTACTGTCGCTTTCGGCCTTCGGCGAAGTCGGTTCGCCGGTTTCCCGCCCGCACGTTTCCGCGTCAGCGGAAACAAACGCGTCAGCGTTCAAACCGCCTTTGCCGTTTCCGGCGTTTGGGGGTAAGGGGGTATATACTGCTAAATCTTCTGTTAAATCTTCTGTTCTTATAACGGCTGTTGATTCCTCACTCCCCGAATGTTGATTTTGAAGTTCGGGGCTGTTGATATTGCATTTCGGGGCTGTTGATTCCCCACCCCCCGAATGTTGCAACATCAAATCATCAAAAGCGTCTAAATTCAGTTTGTAGTAAATGCGGTGTTCAATTCGTTTTTCAGTCTCAATCAATACGCCGCGTTCCCTCAGCTTTGCCCGTGCCGTTCTTTGTTCCTGAACGGACAGCCCGGTTTCAATTTCAATTTCTTCCGCTGTTCGGTAAATGCCTGATTCATACTGCGTCTTATCGTTCCAGTAGAAGAAATGCCCGAATAATATTGCCGCATTTACACCGCCCAAAGGCTTTGCCAATTTCGGGTAATACGCGATTGGCCTGCCTGCCGCTCTCAAACTTTCAGACGGCTTCATCATCAACCCCTTTCACTTCTTCGACCCGCCCGTCCAACGCTTCCCGTGCCTTGCCCGCGCCTTCCGCCTGCATATGAGCCGGCACCGGCAAGCGGGCTCCGCGTATTCTTTGTTCCCGGCTCATGGTTCAATTCCTGACTTTGCGATTGAGTAATGGGCAACGGGATTTTTACAGTTACCGACCTTGTATTTCGGCTTGGCAAACACGAAGCCCCTGCCTTCCAAGTCGGTTATCCGTGCCGCAAGCTGCGTCACCTTCAGGTTCTGATAAGCCTCAAGGGATGTGATGCATCCCTTGTTACGGATGTAATCGACAATTTGTTTGCATTGCGTTTGTTTTTGATTCATAATCAAACCTCCTTTAAAGCGGTTCAAACAACCGCCCCCGCCCGTCATCCCCGACGGGTTTTTTTATTTGGGTTGGTCGTCTGTTTTCTTCGGGTTTAAAAACAAATCGGGATATTGCAGTTTTATTCGCGCCGGTATCCCGCGCTTCGACCAATTAAAAACGCATTGGGGGCTGTTTCCTGTTTTCCGCCCAATTTCTGCGTAACTGCCGATTGATTGCAGTAAGCGTTTGTCTTCATTGATTATTTCTTCCATAAGTAAACTAAATGTTTAAATTTAATACTAATATTAAACACTATGTTTAGATAAAAATCAAGTCTTGTGTAACAACATTTTGTTTAAATATAAGAAAATAATCACAACAGACAAGGAGTTGAAAAATGGAAAAACACGAGACAGTCATCAGACTTTTTGATGCGGCAAAAACAAAAGGGAAAAATACCCCTGCGGAGACGGCGCGTCTTTTGAATATCAGCCAACAAACTTTGAAAAATTGGGAGAGTCGTGGGATTTCTGCCAAAGCACTGCCTGAAGTGGCGCAAGTATTAGGCGTGTCAGAAACATGGCTGCGAACAGGCGAAGGCAGCCGAACCGCGCCCGTCCTCATCAACCCCGACCTGCCGCACGAAGTCAAAGACATCCACCGCCCGATGATGTGGAGCAGTAACGACCCGCTGCCCGAC